TGTAGCCGTAGTAGGAGAGGAAGAATAATGGATGATTTAGAATTAATTGAACAGCCATCTTGTTGGAATTGTGGGACATCAACACCCCCATTATATATCAATCATAGAACTAATGGGGATAGAGAAAGAGCAACAACTTGTTTAGCGTGTTATAAGGAGGAAGAATAATGGCTGTATGCGTAATGTGCAGTAGAAGTCTTATCCGAGAACATTTAATTGATGGGGACTTTTGCCCCGATTGCTGGGAGGAAGAAGAATGATTACAGACGAGGAATACGATGAAATGTATGACGCACTAAATGAAGAACGAAATAGATACATGGAGGCAGTTAGGAGACTAGAGGTTGCTTTAGATATTTTAGCAAGTTCGGATTTACTTCAGCGTTATAATGAAAAAGTAAAGGAGATGGAAGAATGATTTACAATGAAGAAGAAACAAATGAAACATTAGTGAAAGGAATTGAAGCAGTAGCCGATGTAGTCGGCGTAACATTGGGACCGGCAAGAAATTCTGTCATTATTGACAGACCCGATGATTTACCCCCATTGATTATCAATGATGGTGTTACGATTGCTCGGAACATTTCTCTATCAAAGGAAGAGATGGTTGGTGCAAAACTTCTAATTGAGGTCTGCAAGCGAGCGCAGGAAAAGTCCGGAGATGGAACTACTTCTGCATCGGTGTTGGCTAATGCCTTAATCAAAGAAGGCATGAAACTTATTGAAAAGGGTTGGAACCCCACACGGGTTAGAAAGGATTTTGATAAACTAGCAGAACTCTTAGCGACACAAATTCAAGAAGAAGCATCGGAAATTACCCTTGATAATATCTATGCTATTGCTTTGATTAGTGCAAACAATGACGAAGAAATGGCCCAACGAATTACAGAAATCATTCGTGGTATTGGAATGGATGGGGTCATTACCGTTGAACCTTCCCATACGGGTAAGGATGAAACAGAAATTGTGAAGGGCTTTGAATCATCGGCTGGTTATATTCACAATGTTTTAGAACGAGTCAATGGAAAAGAAAGACGAATGGAAAATCCGCTTGTGTTAGTTAGCGACCAAGAGGTGAAAGACTTTGAAGAAATCCTACCCGCTTTAGAATTAGCAAAGGAAAATAAACGCCCACTACTATTGGTGCTTAAGTCCATTAGTCCTATTGCGCTGAATCAATTTGTTGTGAATAGCATGAATGGTTCTATTGATGCTTCTATTGCTAAGGCTGAGGACATTTCTGTTTGGACGGGTCTTAAATTAGGAGACTTGGCTACATTCCTTGATTGTCATTATTTCATTAATGCTTTGGATGAGGATATTCGCTACGCCCGACTTGAACATTTGGGTGAATGTGAGTCATTAGTTATTAACGCCTCAAGCACACTTTTTATTGGACAACCCCCCAACCCTGAGAGAGTTGCTAAAAGGTGCGAACAAATTGTTGAGGATGCGGCTATGGCTGAAACAGAATTCCATAAGAAAAAGAACTTGGCTAGAATGGGTAAGTTAAATGGAATGGCTGGGATTATCAAAATCCACGGAGAGTCGGAACAGGAAATCCACAACAAAAAGGATAGACTTGATGATTCGCTAAATGCGGTTCGCTCGGCTATTCAAACAGGGTATACATGGGGTTCGGGATTGTCTCTCATTAAGTATTACTACAAACATAATTTGGGAGACTTAGTGGAAACTGATATTCATGTGGCGTTTAGAACCGCTTTGTTTTCAGTTTTTAATACCCTGTATAAGAATTGTGTAGGTGAAGAAACCTCACTTGAAAATGTCTTACACAACATTTCTCAAGAATACGCCTACGATGGAATCCTAGATGAATGGTATTTACATGCCCCCGAATACAGGGTAATTGACCCCGCAGGGGTTGTGTGTTCCTCGCTACGAAGTGCCGTGTCCGTAGCGGGTTATGTGTTAACGGCTAAACGATTGATTATGAGGGAACGACATGAATTGGACCGAAGAATTTAGACCAACAAAAATTGAAGAGATTATAGGACAACATAAATTTACAGAAGATGCCCAGCGATGGGTTGAGAAAAACCATATGCCTAACCTACTACTTCATGGTAGGCCGGGAACCGGTAAAACATCAGCCGCTTTCGTCATGGCTAAATTATTCTTGGGTGAGGATTTCAAGACTAACTTTCTTGAGATTAACGCCAGCCAAGACCGCAAACTAGAAACCGTGCGTGAGACTATTTACAATTTTCTTACGACGAGTTCTGTTAGCGGGAACAGGATGAAGTTTATCCTACTTGACGAAATAGAAGGCATGACTAAGGACGCTCAACGAGCATTGAAGCGCACTATGGAACGAGCAGTAAATACTACATTTATTATCACCTGCAACGACTCCTACGGTGTAGAGGAAGCCTTGAAGTCAAGATGTGCTAATTATCTGTTTCAGCCCTTACCTGATGAAGTGCAGGTTGAAAGACTTATGCAAATTTTAAGTGGTGCTGACAATGCACTAGAGGTTGATGAAAGTAAGAGAAATATAGTCCAAAAAATTGTAGAAAGTTGCGACGGAGATTTTCGTCGTGCTATTAATGAGGTTCAAGCCTGCATTTTTTCCGATGCAAGTCTTGATGAAATCATGGAAGCAAAACTAAAGTTCTACAAAAATGCTCTCCAGCAAATGTTGAGTGGCGACCCTATGGGTATGAACTACCTCAACACGCTGGTAAAGAATGGACAAAGTGTGAAGGATATATGTAATAAACTCCTACAAGCCGTTATGGAAATTGATGTGGACAATACCACAAGGTTTATGTGCATATCAGCAGTAGGAGAAATGGAGTGGAGGAGCCGAAGTGTCTCACCGAAGGTGTTGATTGCTTGGTTCTGCTCCCAAATTATGAAAAACAATAGGAAGTGAAAAAAAATGATTGAAAGAGTAGAAAACGAATTGGTTAGTCTTGCTAAGAGACTACAAATTGAAGAAGAAGAAATGAGCGCAAAATACGCCGAGTTAGCCTTGAGCAACAACTTGGATTTGGAGGATGAGCGACAACAATTGATGGCTATGTCATTGACCCGTCAATATGTGAGAAGTCGTCTTGCCTCCAACCGTTCTAATTCCCAACAAAGTTTTGGTGCTATGGTTACTGGATTCTTTGTGGGAATTGAGCCAGTCCGAGACATTATGGAATACAAGCGTAAGAATGTCCGTTCTCGTTACAATGCTGATGCGTCCCAAGCCCTTACGGATGGTTTGGTTGCTGAGATTGTTCTTGAGGATGGAGAATACAAAAAGACCCAAGTTAAGAACGGTGAGTGGGAAACAAAGGTTGTCCCTCATGTTCACGATGCGGCAATTGAAATCAACGAGGAAACTTGGATTGTTCCCATTGATTCAGTTCGCACTTGGCAATCCGGCGACACCAACAAAAACTACGGTATGCCTTTGCCCAAGGAACAACATCAAGTGCGAGCGCATTTCATCGGACAGAGGGAAGATGGTGAAACCCAACTTTGGACTGTTCAATTGAAGAATGAAATGGCTAAGAATTTCCGTGCTGATACTTTCCGAATGCTGACCTTTTACGGTCTACCCAACGAGGAAAGAAATGCAATTTACGGTATTCGCAACAAAACTCTAGAAACCTTGACTTACATTGATATTTTGGATGAGGACGACCCACGATGGTTTGACACCTCTTCCTTCAATTATGAGGATTCTTTGGTTGAAAACATGGGTGAGTTTGTGACTGACCTAATGGACATTGAAGCCTATCATCAAGAAATTCAAACCCAGCAGGGATTGAAAATTGCTATTACTGATGGTATCGTGACTAGCATGAATCTCAAGGTGAACGAAAACACGGGCAACCGTGTGATTTGGATTGAGCCTTTGGATGCAAACTATGGCTTTGAGGATGAGGATATGCCCGAATCTACTCCTGTTTGGGTTCCTTCCCATGTGGACATTGACTTTGGCGTTGGCTCGGATATTGTCGTTATTGGACGAACCAGCCAATCTCAAAAGAAAGACGAAAGCGGCTATCCGATTGACGGGGAATACAACCCTGTTTCCATTAACCTTTACGGACTGAATGTTCGTTTGGGAACTGGCTTGGAAGAAGCAATTGATACTTCCGACGATGATTCGCTGAATTACTGGTGATATATTGTCGGCATAGAGATACAGCGACAGTATCAGCCGTGTATATGTGGCGGTTGAATGACATACGAATAGGTGCGAAGCCTATACCTTTGGAGGAAAAAAAATGATTATTAGAATGAATGAAATTTTGTTGGATATGAACGAAGTGGAAAGCATTGAGTGGAGACACCAAGAAGACGATATGTATAGCGTCCGCTTTCACATGAAACAAAGTGGGAAAATGTTCACCCGCATTGTGCATGAAAACCAACTACAACAACTAAAAGAACAATTTAAAGGAGAGGAAGAAGAATGAGTTTGAAAGGAAAAGGAAAGGCTAGCAAAATTTTGTCTAGCGTTAACGAAGAAGAAAGAAATACGGCTTTTGCTAAGGCAAAGGCAAGAGCGTTTGCACAACGAAAGAACCTTTTGGAGCATGAATTTGCTTACATGATTTGTGGTGTTTCGGGCGACCCCGGAACAGGCAAAACGGGTATCTGTTTGGATTGTAGAACGGAGGAAGAAAAAGAAACACATTGGGTTTTTGTGTTGGACTTTGACGAAGGAGCAGAACCTACTTGGAGGCAACATTGGTCCTCGGATGATAAGGTGTTTATCTACAACCCCCATGTCTACAAAGACGACATGACAATTGATTATTTGGCTACTGCTGACATGGCCCGTTTCTTTATTGGGATGGTTAAGGAAGCAATTGAGACTAAGAAAATTAGTCTTGACGAAGAGGAATCAATTGAGGTTCAAGCAGTTAAGGCTATCGTCTTTGATGGTTTGGACACTTGGCTTGACACTACAAACATGATTGCTCGTTTGAATCACATTAAGGGTAATGACCCACGACAGGCTGATAAAGTCAAAATGGTTCCTACCCAATGGTTTGCTAGGACGCAAGAATACCAGCGTTTGTTTAAGGCGGCTTGTCAATTGGAATGTCACAAGTTTTTCATCACCCACATGAAAGAAGTGCATGACGGATTTGAAGTAGTTGGACAAAAGCCCGATTGGGAAAAGTCCACTACGGCTAAACTTTATCAACACATTCACACCTACCGTGAAGAAAGAAATGGTAAGACGAGCCTTTACGCAAAAGTCACTAAATCAAAGACCAATGCAACAAACGAAGGTCAAGCCTTTTTAGTTTTTGAGAATCAAAAGGGAGAGGTCACTTGGAATGGCCTACCCGGAATCAAGGAAAATACTCTTTGAATAAACGATTAATTGTGTGGTATTATGAATAGAATTTATGAACAAATTGGTGGTGAAACACATGAATATTACAACGAATGGAAAAAGATTGAAGAATGATATTAATGTTGCCCTAATTAAGGGTAAGTATAACAAGGGATTACTTAGTGAAAATTCAAGTCTTGGGAACGAGATTCGCCTTACGGCTACTAAAGAATATCTAACTATTGAAAACGGGGATATGTCTACCTACATTAGAATTGAATCCCCGGTTAGTGAGTGTGATAGTCCGGGTAGGTTTTGTGTCAATGCTGAAACTTTGCTAAAGTATCTGCCTGATGAAGAATGCACTATTATTACTGTTGAAGGTATTATCAAGGTTGCCTATGGTAATTCTATTGCTGAATTACCTTCCCTTGAACGACACCAATACGCTCATGTAATGGAAAGGTTTTCTCCTATATGTGAGACAAACCATGAAGAAAGCGAGTTTTTGCAAGTTACTGAAAAGTTGACTCTTTCTACCAAGGTAGCGGTTCATACTAACGCTTTAGTGGAGAGTCTTAAAACTGCTGAGAAGGTTGGAACTTCTGTTTATACCTTTGGGTATGATGGAGAAACACTTACTGTTTCTTCGGAGAAGGGTTCACAAAACTTCTCTACTCGCCTTGAAACAGTAGATGGTTATTCCGGTCCCAGCGTTGGTTCCTTTTCTTTGCCTATTGTGAAGCCTATTCTGCAAGGTGAGGATGATTGGACATATATTTACTACGATGATGAAATGCCCTTTGTTTTTGTTAACGGAGGAATAACTATTCTTCGTGCGCCAAGAATGGAGGCTTAAATATGGAAAGAGAAATTTTA